CCCCCCCACACCCCCCTGAACGTTCGCCGCCGTTGTTTTCCCTTCCATCCCTCCGTTCCGTCCGTTCGTTCGTTCCTTTCGTTCCGTTCGTTCCGTTCTCGCGCGCATGGCCGCGCGCGAGTGACGGCCGGGTGGCACATTGGTGTCACGCACGTGACGGGTATGTGGCACGTCGGTATCACGGCTGGGTGTCACTTCGGTGTCAGGTACCTGACGGCTGGGTGTCACTTCGGTGTCAGGTACCTGACGGCTGGGTGTCACTTCGGTGTCAGCTACCTGACGGCTGGGTGTCACTTCGGTGTCAGGTACCTGACGGCTGCGTGTCATTTTAGTGTCAGGTACCTGATTTTGCCCCTCCTTATTGGAAATGATCCATCCAATATCAGGTGACTGGCAGACGGCTAAACACTCCGTTAAAAGGTCTACAGGAAAACCTGTGAGCATCGCCAGTGATGCGGGCGTGAGTGGTATACCACCTTTAATTAGAGAGCCCCTTGGCGAACACTTGGAGGCCACCTGAAGGATGACACACCAAGCCCCATAGAGCGCCGGCCCGTTTGGTTTTGCAATCAGCGTTCGAAAGCCAAAACTATCATGTTTATTAGGGATTGCCACCCAAAGCAAATCGTGAATCTGGCGCGATCGGCTATTCTCATAGATCCGATTCCAGTCCTTAATAACGAAAACACCGGGCACAGGCACACCTCAAACGCTGATTCCGTACTTGACATTTGATCGGCGGGCGGGTTAATCTTGAGGTGCCACCCTTCAAGATTTGGCCGCGCCTGTTCCGAAGGCGCTTCTGCCGAGCACGGTTATTCCACAATACCTCCACCTCTTCAAAAATACAAGCCGATTCCTCTTGACATCTCAATTGTGGGGTAGTAGAGTACTGAGGTATGCAGGTATCCGAAGTCGACGAACCGAAAATTGGAGTCAATATCAAGCTCACGCGGCAGATGGACCGCGAACTGGAAAAAGAAGCCTTCCGCCGCGACGTTCCCAAAAGCCTCGTGGTTCAGGAAGCCATCGCGTCCTACCTTCCTGTTTCGAGAAAACTCGAGAAGGCGGTCTAAAAATTGTGGAACTCATTATCAAGAACTCCGACTTGCTTCCAGTTTTGCAGAAGTGCGGAAAAGCGCTGGAAAAGAAAACCACGATTCCGATACTGTCCTCTTTTTTGTTGATGACCGAAGACAACCGCCTGAACGTGGCCGCCACGGACTTAGGAGTTGCGGTGACTTCTTCGGCAGCATGTCAGACGATGAAAGCAGGCAGAGTTTGTCTACCTGGTGAAAAATTCCGTGAGATCGTTGCAGCGCTTCCCTTCGAGGAGCATACCAGCATGTCGGTTACCAAGGCGGCCGCGACGATCAAGTGCGGCAAGTCTCGTTTTCGTCTAGCCGGTACAGATGTTTTAGGTTTCCCGGAAATTCCAGAGGCACCCAAAACCATCGCCATCATTGAGGCACCGATCTTTCGGAGATCTGTCGAACGAACGAAATTTGCCATCAGCGAAGAAGAGTCACGGTTCACGCTCCGGGCTATGCTTCTCGAACATCTAGAAGAAGACGAGGTGTTGATCTTCGCGGCTACCGATGGCCACCGGTTGACGTACCAGCAACACATTCTGAAAGATGCGAAAGCGTTTAAAATCCTTATTCCGCTTGCGGGACTTCAGATTGTGAGCGGTGTTTTGACTTCCATGGATCACATTGAACTGTCCTTTTCCGACAATCACATCTGGCTGTCTCAGGGCAGGGATACGATGGTACTCCAGAGGATCACGGGTAACTTTCCTGATTGTACACGGATTCTTCCCAAAGACGCACCGAACATTGTCACCGTGAAAACCGAGGACCTGAAAAACAGTATTATCCGCTCTCTGATCTGTGCCGGCAAAGCATCAGAGAAGGAATCGCCGCCGCCCGTAACGTTGAAGTTCGAAGCCGGTGACCTCAGTCTGTTTGCGGCGGACTCCATCAATGCCAACGAAGCCGAAGAGAGCGTGACCATTCAATACTCGGGCCCACCCGTGAGCGCACACTTTAGTGGTACGTATATCACTGAGTGCCTGAATGTGATAGGCACCAGCGAAGTTCAGGTGCGCTTTTCCAATGACGCTTCGGCCTTCGAATTCCGGTCATCGCCTGAAGACGGTTACCGTTATATTGTGATGCCGCGGAGGAAGGGATGAACGAGATTACGAGATGCATTCACGAAGCCGAAGAGCACGCTGCACAGTTACCGTATCATGGACGTGAACGAGAGTTTCTTGTGCTTGAATTTCTACGGGAGCGCTTAGCGATGCTCGACATCTTAGACAAGATTCTACGGGAACGCTTAGCGATCATCGACGATGGAACCCCACTGTTGATGCTCGACATCTTAGACAAGAGCGGCGACATGTTTCTCGAAACTTGTCAGGGACTTGGCATCGCCATTGCCGGCTATAAGGCCAGACTAGAGCCATCATGAAAACCTTCAAAATCGACAACGTATCTGCGCAGGCGTTCCAACGCTTTGTGCAGGAGTTCAACCTGCAACCCTTCCGCCCCGATCAAGGCTATCCCGACAAACTCTTTGGTGAGAAATTCGGGGTTCGCTATGCCGTTTCCTACCACAGCGTAGAGCAGTCTCTCTTTTTCGAAGTCATCGGAAACGAGTTTTCGCTTCCGCTGGCAGATATTCAGGCGTTCGTCATGGGCGAACTGGAGAAGGCTACTCAGGTATGACAGTTACGCCGCCAGAAACACAAACGGTTCCGCTCCCGCCAGTGGCTATTCTTCTGGAAGAGTTCTACTACATTCAGCACAAGGGCTACGTCGGCAACTGCTTGCAGTGGTGGAAGGTAAACCGTTGCGGGTACACATGTGATCTTCTGAAAGCCTGGAAGGTCAGGAAAACCAAAGCGGAGGAGATTTGCGCGGTTCGACCGGATGAGGATATCCCTTGGCCAGCCTCGAAAGCGGAGCATTTGGTGCAGTGGCATCTGCTCGGTAGGGGTGCAGAGTGATTGCTAAACTCGCATTGGCCCGAATTCAGGCACAGGCTATTACGATAGATGTGGACTTCGTTTGTCTGCTCGACATTCACAATCGTAAGCAGTTCCAGGCAGACGGCCATATGCTTTTCAGCCTCTATAAGCCAAATCCCAAGCCTGAAGAGCTCGACATTCTACGGCCCTGGGAAGGCGAGGATGTTTATGCTTTACGGCTGATGTACAAAGGCCAGCAAGTCCACCGGGTGATGTCCGATTCCCTGCAAGACGCAACCCGGCTGATGGCGGAAGGGCTTCGGAACGTGACGTTTGCCAATTTTTCGGCCGCTTTTCAGCAACAGTTTGATCGGGTGCAATTTGAGTCCATGCATCGGGAGCGTGCCGAGTTCGCGGAATGGATCGCCAGCACGTTCGCGGCAGAAATCAAGGCAGGGAGGCACGCGCAGTTTCGGACTCCTTTTGAAGTGGCGAAACACTATATCAGCGAGGGGCGCAAGTGATTCCGGCTCCCCGGCGCGAACAAGTCACGGTTGAGGAAGGCAAAATCTGGGTACCTGGCGCTGGTCGGTTGCCCCTCATCGGACCTGATCCCAAAAAACTCGAAGATGCCCAACGGCAGCAGCAGAAGCGCAACATCCACATACGGCGCCAGTTGTTTTCGGTCTATCAGTGTCTCCAGTGCAAACGGAAACTCAAGGGCCGAAATGTCAGGGTGAAATGGGAAATGCGGGACGGCATACGGACAGAATTACTGGTTTGCAACGACAGCCACTGCCAAGGGCCGGTTATCGTCTTTCGAGATGCGTTCGACCTCTTGAATCCTCCGCAAGAGCAGAAGGCGACGTTACGGGACACTGTAATCCCCTGGAGCGACATGCAACGCTGTACCGTCGATGCCTTTCGGAGCTTTCTGGATGTAGAATACGCGCGTTCTGGGATGGGAACGGAAGTGGAAATTGGGAGGCAGGTAGGTTGCCCACATTGCAGGGAGAGTGTAGTACTTCAGAAAAACTGGAGATGGGAGGTGACACGGTGATTCGTATATTCTTTCGTAAACTGGAAGGATCTATCGATTTCAGTCCGGTTCGGCATCCCCGTTTATTTTCAGATGGAGAGGATTTAATAGTGTCGTATTATGGCCACCTCCCCGACATTACAGATGCTGAAGCAGGAAGGGCTGTGTTGATGCTTACCGGCGTAGGTGCAACTGTCGTATCGCTCATATATCCGCTGTGTTCGATCAAAGAGATTCGGTGGGTAGAGTGAAATGCAACCAGTTGACTATGCCACATCGAAGCAAAGAATACAAAAAGTTCGGTCAAGAAGTACTGATGCCTCCTTTCGAACATGAGTTTCTGATCCGGCTAGCGCCTATCTGGTTAGGGTGCCGCTGGCGTATTATGGGGAACTCATTAAGTAGACACTTTCAGAAACAGGATTTGGCGTTTGATCTTCTCGGAATGGTCGATTACCAGACTGAGATGAGGCTTCTGTGTCATGAAGAGAAAAAGAGGTTACTAAATTATGACCAAACGGAAGAAGGGCGAGAAGCCCACCATCAGCCCAGAGGCGCGGCGGCGGATTCTCGGGTTTGTTCGTGAGATAGAACTTCTCGAAAAACAGTATGCTGTTCATCTCGCAGTTCAGGATGATACGCTTGCCTTTCGGGATGCGCGACGGTCGGACGATTGGGACGGATACGGAGAGTGGGATGCGCAGATTTTCGACGCGACACAGGCAGGCCAGCTGAAGCCGCGCAATGTCATCTTTGAATTGTTCAATGCATGGGATTACGGAAGCCCCGTACCACTACCTGCTCCATCCACTGTGGAATTGCAATCGATCGCGCGGCTGCAAGAGGCATCCGGCGCCGCCGTGACGACCTTGTTGAGGATCATGCTGGACGGCAATGTGCCCGCAGGAATTCGGTTGCTAGCCATCGAGATTGTCCTGGAGCGGGCAGCGCAGACGAATGCGCGGCTGCAAGAGGCATCCGGCGCCGCCGTGACGACCCTGTTGAGCATCATGCTGGACGGCAATGTGCCCGCAGGAATTCGGCTGCGAGCCATCGAGATTGTCCTGGAGCGGGCAGCGCAGACGAATGAGAGGGATGACATCGAAGCGCGGGTGGCGGACCATGCTTGATCTCTTATACTCCGACTTTCTTGCTTCCAAGCGTATCTTAGCTACTGCTTGCGGCTTCGATGTCAAGGATTCTCAACTGAATCCCATGTTGAAGCCCTTTCAAAAGTGGGTGGTGAAGCGTGCGTTGAAGGCCGGCAAGTTTGCAGTATTCGGTTCTACGGGTAGCGGGAAAGGATTTATCGAACTGGAATGGTTGCGACTAGTGTATGAGCATACCCAGGAGAACGTACTTCTGTTGGCTCCACTGGCGGTGGCCCTTCAGTTCGCTCACAAGGAAGCTCCAAAGTTTCATGAGAGTGTTAACTTGTCTGACGATCAGACAGGCGTAAAACCAGGAATCAACATCACCAACTACGAGAGTTTGCATAAGTTTGATCTTACGCGATTCTTCGGCGTAGCATGCGACGAATCTTCTCGCATTAAGTCTTTCGATGCGTACACTACCAAGATCCTGATCGACAGACTCTCAAGAACTCCCTTCAAACTCTGTGGGACGGCTACCCCATCTCCCAACGATTACGTGGAGTTGGGTAACCACTGCGAGTTGTTGGATGCCATGACCCGAGCGAACATGCTTGCCATGTTTTTCGAGCATAACGGCGGCGACACAGGTAAGTGGATACTTAAAGGTCACGCCAAGAAACCGTTCTTCCGCTTTGTTTCCTCCTGGGCAGTGGCCTTCGACAAACCATCGGATTTAGGAGATTACGAGAACACCGGGTATGATCTTCCACAACTCCACGTGTATCAGCACTTAGTCCCTGTGGATACCTCCATTGCTACTGATGGAATGCTGTTTCGAGTGCCTGATATGAGTGCCACTGGACTGCACAAGGAAATGCGCTTGACGTGTAAGGCGCGGGCGGCGAAGGTCGCTGAGATTATCGCGGCAGATCCGTTATCGCCTTGGCTGGTGTGGTGCAATACGGATTATGAAGCGGATGCAGTAAACGCCGCCGTTCCTGATATCGTAGAGATCCGGGGATCAGGTATGACGGACAAAACGCGGGAGACACGGCTACTTGGCTTTCTGGATGGGAAGGTTCAGAGGCTTCTATTAAAGCCAAAGTATGGAGGCTTTGGTCTGAATCTTCAGTGTTGCTGGAACATGGCATTTGTTGGTCTGTCCTATTCGTTCGAGCAGGTCTATCAAGCCATGGCTCGTTGCTGGCGATATGGACAAGAACACGAAGTCCACGCGCACATCATAACCGCGGAAACAGAAGGCCCCGTGCTCGAAGCGTTTCATCGGAAAGAACAGCAACACATTGAGCTGAGATCCGAGATGAACGTTGCAATGCGGGAGGAGCAACTGAAACACTTCCGTAAAGCATCGAAGTACGAACATCGGAAAGAGATGGAAGTCCCTGAGTGGTTGAAAACGGAAGAGGAAGCGGCATGACGTATTTTTTAGTGACACTGGTTTTTCTTATTGGGTTTACTCTCGGCTTGGTCGTTCGTGCGATGTGGCATCCAGGGCTTCCGAGTGATCCATTTTATACTAGTGGAATCTGGCTCTGTTCAGGTTGCGGCGAGATGATGCCAATGTCTGGAGTAATCCAATTTGCCACTTGGCGATGGAACGGAAAAGTCTGGGAGCATCAATGTGGCCATGCTCAAACGGGTTATCAACCGTGCCGTTACTTCAGAGAGGTGGACACTCCGAAAAACACAAACAATTACCGATAAGGAATACACAGAGGCAATTATAGATCAGCAGGACTTTCTGCGGAGTTTCCAGTGAACATAATAGACCAGCTCATCTCTCAAGAGTACGCTCTGTACCATGGAGACTGCGTACAAGTGATGCAGGGTATTCCCAACTCCTCGGTTCACTTTTCGATTTACAGCCCTCCGTTCCAAAACCTTTATTCGTATTCCGATGCGACTGAGGACATGTCGAATGTCCGTACGCCGGAAGAATTCTTCGCCAACATGGACTACATGGCTCGAGAAATGGTCCGGGTGTTAATCCCAGGACGGCTGATGGCCTTCCATTGCATGAACCTGCCCCTGACCATCGAACGGCATGGGTATATCGGCCTGTACGACTTCCGCGGTGACCTAATTCGAGCTTGGCAGTCTCATGGCATGATCTACCATTCCGAAGTGCTGATCTGGAAGGATCCCCTGCAAGCCGCCACAAGGACGCACGCGCAAGGGCTCGCGCACAAGCAAATTGTCACCGACTCGGCCATGTGTCGGCAAGGGCTCGGAGACTATCTTGTGGTCATGCGGAAACCGGGGAAGAACCCCGAGCCCGTAAAGCATGGAGGTTACTGGTCCACAGGAGACTGGAGAGGCAACGGATTTCAACGGTATATCGGGTCTGCCGAAGAGCCGCAAGTGGAAAAGACTTGTGACGCGCGAACCAACAAGTACTCTCATTACGTGTGGCAACGGTATGCTTCTCCCGTTTGGTTTGACATAGACCCGAGCGATACACTGCAGAAACAGAGCGCACGAGATGAAGACGATAGCCGCCATATTTGCCCTTTGCAACTTACGGTGATTCGACGTGCGATCGAACTGTGGACGAACCCAGGAGACGTGGTATTGGATCCATTTAGTGGGATTGGCAGCACACCGTACGTAGCGCTGCAGGAACGGCGCCGCGCAATTGCGGCAGAACTTAAGGATACTTATTTCCGGCAGATGAGCCGGAACGTCTCACGTGCCATTGCGAGCCGATCTCAGATGAGTATTACAGAGGTGGAAGGATGATTAAAACTAGGTTTGTATCTTCTGACGGACGATGTTTTTATCTTGGAGAAAGATTCATCGGGCACGATGGCAAACCGAACGCCTCAATCGATGTGCTTTTGCTCATGGACTACGCCTCGACTCCGAAAAAATCGGACTTTTGCGCACTGCGGTAACTGCTGATGAAATCGCGCTGTGCTTCGATGCCGAGGATGTCGAGAGTTGCGTCCTCGATGTCTCTCCGCAGCAAAGACAGGCACCTGTATGTTTCGACGTGTCCATCGGTCCCAGTGACCGTATATTCGCCGCCGATTTTCGCTTCGATTGCCACTTTGGTATCGCCGGTGGCCCTCCGTGATTTTATCGACCTGGGCTTGGAGAATCTTTGTTGTTTCCATACTCTTGGCCTCTTTGCCGCTTCAAGTTCGCTTTCCGTTTCGCCTTCCGTGCCTCTACCATCTTGAGAGCAATCTCCCGACGTTTCGCTTTCGAAACATTCTGCCAGCGATATTTTGCGAGCATGGACATCGCAGAGGAAACGGTAGAGTCGAGTGAAGGTTTCTTGGGCATGGCTCCTTCAAGGCTGGGAAAGCGGCGACGAGATTCAACCGCTTCCCCAGCCGCTCATGAACGATCAACGCTCCCAAATATAGAGCATTACATGCTGGGGAAGCGGTTGAATCTCGGGGGAGGTATCGCCGTACGTTGTCAAGACTTCGGTTTCACAGTCATGCCAGCCTCTATTTCTTCGCGGCCTGCTTTTTGACGGGGAGTTTCTTGGCGGCGGGTGC